TGGTTCATGCGGCTCCCGGGCCTGATCTCCGAGAACGCCGGGAGGATCCCGGGGATCGTGAGCTCGGCGTTCTCGCAGATGGCGAATCTGGCCGCGTACTGGACCGGGTACGCGGTCGGCTGGACCGTTCTGCAGCTCGCGCTGCTACCGGTCCGGGCCCTCTCGGCGATCGCTGCTCTGCCGGGTCTGGTCGGTCAGGTCCTGTCCTGGGCGGCATCGCGTGGGCAGTCCGGGGGCGCTGTTGTCGTGTCCTGGGTCACGGCTCAGTTCCGTAGGATCCCTGGGGCGGTCGGGCGAGCACTGTCTGCCCTTCCTGGGACCGTGCAGTCCGCTGCTTCCGGAGCCGGGTCGTGGCTGTACCGGGCGGGGCAGGACATCGTCCGGGGCGCTATCCGTGGCGTGCAGTCCATGGCCTCCTCGGCGTACAACTCCGTCGCGAACATCGGCGGCAACATGGTCTCGGGGTTCCGGGACGCTATCGGCTGGCATTCTCCGGCGGCGGCTTTCATTCCTGGTGGTCAGGCCATCGTGCAGGGGATCCAGCAGGGGATCGGCCAGGCGTCCTCTCCCGCTGTGATGGCGGTCTCCGGGCTGGGGACTCAGCTGGCCTCTGCCCTGCCCGGGCCGGCGGCGTCTTCCCCGGCAGCCCTGGCCTCGGGGGGGGGCGGGGCGACTCGGCTTCTCGTCGAGATCCGGGGCGGAGACGGCTCCGCCCTCGACGACCTGCTCGTCCAGATCCTGAGGAAGAGGATCAGGGTCGAGGGCGGGGGCAGCGTCCAGGCTGCTTTCGGCACGGGGGGATGGTGAGATGGCCTGGCCGGAGGAGCCCCTCCCGATCCAGATCGATCTGGACGTAGCCGGCACTACGACTAATGTCACGTCGTTCCACTATTCTCCGCGGGGTATTCCGCGGGTGGTGCGGGGTCGGTCCGATGAGCAGACCTCTCCGTCTCCGGCCCGGATCGAGGGCCTGGTCCTGAACAACCGTGATGCCCGGTTCTCTCCGAGGGTTCCGGGGTCGCCGTGGTACGGGCTGATCGGGCGAGGTACTCCTCTGGCCATCGGTCTCCAGGGAGCTCCGACGCGCCTACTCCTGCCGGGGACGAAAGGCGACGTGATCGACGCTCCGGACTCGGCATCGCTGTCGATCACCGGGGACATCGAGGTCCGAGTAGACGCCCATCTCCTCCTGTATCGACCGCAGATCTGGTACCTGGCCTCGAAATGGGACTCGGCCGGGAACCAACGATCCTGGCTCCTGCGCGTCGAATCCGACGGGATCCTGCGCTGGTACTGGACCGCTGACGGCTCCACCCAGCTCTACGCAGCATCCACCGTCCCCCTGGAAACCAGTACCGGTCGCCTCGCGCTCGCCGTCACCCACGACGTGAACAACGGGGCCGGAGGGAACACGGCAAGGTTCTGGACGGCGCCGACCATGGCGGGACCCTGGACCGAGCTGGGAGACCCCGTGATCACGGCGGGGACCACGAGCCTGTACGACTCCACCGCCGGCACAGAGATCGGAGGAGCGTCCCAGATCGTCTACCCGGACGCGGTCGGGGCCCTGTACGGGTGGGAGCTCTGGTCGGGGATCGCGACCGCGGGCGGGACCCTGGTCTCCGGGATGGACCTGTCCGGACAGGCACCGGGCGCCGGGACGGTCTCGGACGGGACCCGGACCTGGACCCTCCAGGGAGGGACCTCTCTGGTCGATGTGGATCCCCGCGGGACCGCGGAGGTGGCGTCTCTGCCTCCCCGGTGGGATGTCACCGGACGAGACGCCACGGTCCTCCCGGACGTGGCCGGGGTCCTGCGGCGTCTGGGGACAGGAGGGTCGTCCCTACGGTCTGCTTTGTACCGGTCGATCATGGGACAGGACCCGGACGCCTACTGGCCCTGCGAGGACGGGACCGACGCCACCTCCCTGGGATCACCGATACCTGGGGTCGAGCCGATGCAGATCACCGGGACACCGTCCCTGGCCTCGGACTCCTCGATCGTAGGATCCGAGCCGCTGCCGATCCTCAAAGATGCGCAGCTCACGGGGTGGATGCCGCTCCCGTACTCGGCGACGGGTCAGTGCTCCGTGCAGTGGGTGATGCACGTCGACACCACCTCGGTGGCCCCGGGCGGTGGGCAGACCATCATGAGCGCGTACCTGACCGGAGGAACCGTCAGCCGGTGGGAGCTGTCCTACCGCACGGGCGGAGGACTACGCCTCCTGATCTACGACACCGCAGGGACGATCGTGGATGACTCCGGGTCCATCGCCTTCGACCTGGACGACAAGATCGAATTCGTGCAGGTCAGCCTCGTGGACAACGGGTCTGATATCGACTGGCGGATCATCGTGATCTTCTCCGGTCAGGTGGTGGCCCTGTACTGGGCCGATACTCTGGTCGGCTACTCCACGGGCGGGGTCCGGGTCGTCCGCGTGAACGAAGGCGGCGGTCTGGTCGATGTGACCGTCGGCCACGTGTATATCAGGTCAGCGGAGGTGACGACCGAGCACGACCTGGGGCTGTCTCTCGGTGGGTGGGCCGGAGAGACAGCAGCAGAGCGGATCCTGCGACTGTGCGACGAAGAAAATCTTCTCGGAGATGTCCGGGGAGATCCCGGACGGACCCCGGTGATGGGTCCTCAGCCCCGAGGGACTCTCCTGGCAGCGCTTACGGAGTGTGAGACCGCGGATGGGGGGCTGCTGTACGAGCCGCGGAACTGGGTCGGGATCGGGTACCGGACCCTACGGTCGATGCTCGACCAGGCCCCGGCCGTGTCCCTGGCGTACGCCGGACATCAGCTGGCCCCTCCTTTCGAGCCTGAGGACGATGACCAGCGGGCTCGGAACGACGTGACGGTCCGGCGCACGGAGGGATCGCTGGCCCGGGTGGTGGACGTGACGGGTCCGGTAGGGACGACAGAGATCGGCGTGTATGCCGAGGACGTCCAGGTCAATGTCCAGACGGATGGGCAGCTCGCTGACCTCGCTGGATGGCGTCTCCGTCAGGGGACCGTGGCTGACCCACGTCTCCCGAGGCTGAAGGTGGATCTGGCGACTCCTGAGGTCCTGGCTGATCCCGTGGTGTCCGAGGACATCCTGGCAGTGGACATCGGGGACATCGTGGAGGTAACCAGTCCGCCGGCGGAGCTGTCTCCGAATCCTCTGCGGTTCCGTGTCACGGGGCTGGCGGAGACGATGGCCCAGTACCAGCATTCGGTGGAGGCTTCGGGAGGGCCGGCTGCCGGCCTGGACACGATGATCTGGCAAACAAGCGTTACTTTCGGTGACGATTTCGAGTCGGGGGGGACGGCGGCGTGGCCGACGGTCACGGGGGCGGTGTCCGTGGTCGCGGCCGCGGCCCGGGCCGGGTCGTACGGGCTACGGCTCAGCCCCGGCGGGGGGGCCGCGGCCACGGTCGCGACCTCGACCACGAAATGGGACCAGGACATGGTCTGGGGGACGGCTGTGTTGCGGTTCCGGCTCGGGACGCTCACCGCGTCCGGGACGTCGATGGACCTGGTGACGCTCCGGAACACCGCCGGAACCGGACACCTGGATTTCTTCGTCCATTCGACGGCGAGGACGTTCTGGGTTGATCTGGTGGGGGGGTCCAGTGAGCTCGACACGGGGGTGACCGCGGACACGGGGGTTTGGCACGACCTGCAGCTGCGGGTGTTCTATGGGCATACGCAGTGGTGGGCGTGGGTTCAGCTCGATGGGGTCGAGTACGGGCCGATCACCCAGGCCACAGCAACGCCCTCGTTCGTCCGGTCCTTCCACCTGGGGACCACGTCAACCACGAAAACGTACGAGGTCGATGTCGACTCGGTAGCCATCGTGGTCGGGGATCAGGAGCCGGACTCGTGGTGGGAGGTGTGCTCCCGGTGGGACACGTCTGCGGCAACGCTCACGGCCGGAGTCACGGCGGCCGCGACGACTCTCCAGGTCACAACCCCGGCCGGAGACCCCGTGTGGACCACGAACGAGGAGGATCTGCCGTTCGATGTCGGTGTGGGGGGGGAGCGGATCCGGGTCGAGGCCGTGACCGGGGCGACATCGCCGCAGACCATGACCGTGGTCCGGTCCGTGAACGGCGTGACCCTGACCCACGCCGCGGGGGATCCGGTCAGTTTGTGGAAGCCCTCGTACTACGCGATCAATTAGAGGAGAGTTGGCATGGTTCTTGCTGGTGAGAGGGCTAAAGCCTCGGATCTCGCGGCGCTGGAGTCCGTGGCCTGGACTCCTTTCACACCGACGTGGACGAACCTGACGGTCGGGGCCGGGGGGGTCGGCACGTACTCGTACTGCAAGATTGGGCGCCTGATCGTGGCGTCGTATGAGTTCGTGTTGGGGACGGGGTCGGCGGTGGGGACGGGGCCGTACGTGACGCTCCCGGTCCCGGCGTCCTCGAACCAGCTGATCGCAGCGGTGTCGGAGTACCGGGATTCGGCGCCAGCGGGCGTGTACTGGGGGGTCGCGTTGCAGTCTGGGTCGGTGATGCTGATGTGTCGGATGAGTGCGGAGGCTCGGACGGCGGTCACGGCGGCGGCGCCGTTCACGTGGGCCACCGGAGACAGCATCCGGTTCACCATCACGTACCAGTCAGCAAGCTGATATGTCCCGTAGGTCGGATTCGCACCGACGTCCTTGCCCGTGGGTGGATTGTCCCCAGCTGTAGGTCCACCGACGGAGCACGCTCTACTGCTGAGCTACTACGGGCACCCCGGTGCTCGTCCCGGGATGATGTCCGCTTCTCCCGTGCTGAGCGATCACGCCTGGCGGCGTGCACCACGGGCCACGGCCATGACCGGTACTCTATCTCTCGACCGCTGAGCTCGGCCGTCGCCTGTGGCCGGGCTCGACAGATAGTCCCCACCCGCGTGGGGGTGGCCCGGTGTAGGTGAGCCGTAGCGAGTTGTCCCCGCCCACGCGGGGGTAGGAAACAGTTGAGCCCCCCACCATGAGGTGGGGGGCTCGCTGGCGTTGTTGTCCTGTCGGACGGATTCGAACCGTCGTCTGCCCACGGCGGACGTGAGTCCCAACGTGGGTCCTCTTGGCCACTGAGGTACGACAGGCACCTCCAGTGCTCACCTGGAGGAGGGACTGCTGGTCACGGTTGAGCCTCCCGGTACCACTGCTGTCCACCAAGAATACCGATACTACTAGGCAGCAAACAGAGAGTCATACCGATTAAAAACCTCCATTCTTTAGGCTATTCGATCGAGTGACGGGGGCATTGCTGGTACCGGGCGGTTTCCGGGCAGGTTCGGCCTAACGCGAGCAGCATCCCATGGTGTCCCTCCCGTAGCGGGACTCCCTTAGGGACCGGGACAGCCTTTACGTAGACGAGCTCATGACCGGTGTACTGGCACTCGGACAGGGTCGCGAACAGGTCGTTCGCGGTGATGGGCACGGCCGGGTAGTCGACCCCGCCGACCGCGTACCCCGTGGACTCGGCCATGCACGCGATCGCGTACGGCGCCCCAGGCCGGAGCGACCGCAGGAACGAACACACAGCGGCCGCGAACTCTGCCCTGGACGAGGTCATGGACTCAGCGACGAAACACATCGTCCCAAGATCGAAAGCCTGTTCCATCCCCAGGGACAGGAGGTCTGCCCGTGACGTGTTGAGCGCTGTCCGGGCCATCGCCCAGGTCAGGGTGGTATTCAGCCAGGGGTTCCCTGCTTCCCGAGCCCGGTCCCAGTACGGGTCCCACCGTTCGAGGGCCTCACGGTCCCCGGAGCGCAGCAGTCTTATTTCTGATTTCAACCAGTCCAGGTTGGCCTGACCGGGGTCGATGAGGACGATTTCGGCGGTTAGGGGCATCATCGTCATCGCCGGGTACAAGTTCGACCCGGCACCCATGTCCACACCGATGGGATAATCCTCTGTCTGAGGATGCTCCAGGAAATGTTTCTTGAAATGATTGGCGCACGCCAGGATGATCCGCGCGTCATCGTCGCGGACCTGTGGTGAGTAGTTCTTTTCCTGGTATGTTACCGGGTCAAACCGGTCCCAATCGATGGAGGAGTTTTTTTCCATCAGGGGGTCTCCTCCAGGGCTTCGGCGGCGGCCTCCCAGATACCATGCTGCCAGTGCTGGGAGAGCACACGGGGATCACCCCGGTGCACGGTATCCCATATCTCCGCTGCCCATCTGGCGTCTCTGCCGGCGGTGTGCCTGATCCCCGGTCCGGGAGGTTCGACACCGACAGCCAGCGATAGGGCCGTTGAGTTGTATGGCGGTGTCAGGATGCGGCGGAGCGCGTCCCGCTCAGGAGCCGTCAGCACGGTTGTCTGCTCCAGGGCCCGCAGATAGCCGACCGCCAACGTTTCCACATCCTGGACGTGGTAATGCCAGGGGGGGTCGAAGCCGGGGAGCGACTGCCGGATGATCCGGTCGTTGAATCCTGGCACGGCCCCGACAAGGATCGGCTTCGTCCCGTCTGGATTGGGGGTGAAGGTTTTCTTCAGCCAGGCAGCTGCCTCCGTTCTGTCGAGGGCTGCGACCGAGTCGTACCGGTCCTCGTAGTCCGCCCGGAATGTCTGGGGCAGTCTCAGGTAGTCGTAGGGCCCGAAGGGCTGGACGAAGACTGCCGAGACCTCTCCTGGCCCAGTGCTGAGACATGGACAGACCGCGATCTCCCAGATGGAGGCCCGGGAGTCGAGACCCGTGGCCTCGGTGTCCAGGGCAATGACGCGGGTCACAGTGGCCATCCTCGGGACAGGACCTCGGCGGCGTCCTCGGGCCGGCCCTGACGCCTGAGCCACCCAGCGAACGAGCTGCGCTGAGCCGCAGCCCACGTGATCTGCCGCTCGTGCAGCTGCACGGGCGTCAGGGTGGCCAGGCGCATGTTTCTCAGCTGCCGGAGGGCGACCGCGCAGGACGCTGCCGCGTCTGCCGCCGAGGAATGCGCGTCCACCAAGTCCACCCCGTACAGCTCTGCCTGCTCGGTAAGTGTTCGTTTTCCTCTCCGGTAGGGGTCCAGGTGTTTGTCCAGGACCAGGGGGTCCAGGATCCGTCCGCGCTGGGGCATCTCCCAGCCCAGACCGCCGCAATGACGGCGGGACTCGGAATCCAGCAGACCGAGGTCGAACGGGGCGTTGAACACCACGAGGGGAAGCTTCGTGAGCATCCGGTGGTGCTCTGCTGCGTACAGCAGCGACAGGACCCCGTCGAGGGCCACGTCCGTGCTGGTGCCGTCGTCGGCGGCCTGCTGGGTGGTGATCCCGTGGACTGCCGTAGCAGCCTCCGGGATCTCGACGCCCGGGTTCACGAGCCAGGTGGCCTCCCACAAGAGGCCCTTACTGGCTGAGACCAGGACCAGGCTGATCGTGACGATCCGGTCGGTTTCCGTGTCGGTACCGGTGGTCTCGGTGTCGAGTCCGAGGACGGCGTGCTCCTCGGCGTGCTGACAGAGGCCATCCTTTGTCCAGGTGTCCTCTACGAGGGTTTCTGCGGCCCGGAACAACCGCGAACGGGCATCTTCGAGTTGGTTTACTACCATGCCCTCAATCTTATGATACTTGTCATTCTTTCTGCAATTCCGTCAGCAGGTCTTTCACTTCCTGTAGGCGCTTCAACATCGTTGCCGAATCGTACTTGAACTTTTCAACATCCTCCTTCAGGCTCCTCATGTCCTCTCTCATCCTGTTGACAGTATTGCGGATCTCCAGGGGCGTCAGGTAGGCGCCGCGGACGGCGGACGCCGCATTGAAAGGATGGGCCGGGTCCCCGGCCTTGGAGACGATCTGATCTTTGAGCACGTCATCCTCCGATGTCGTTTTCCGTAGGGCGATCGCTCTACGGATGATTTCTTTACGCTGTCCGGCTCGGATTGGTCCGGGGCAGGCGTGCCCGCCCCACGCTGCCCCTCCCATGGAGTGGGTCCCGATCCCCTGACCCCCCACGGAGTCGGTGACCCTGTCGGCGGCCCCGCACCAGACGTGCCATCTGGCGAGCTCGGTCAGCTGGGCATCGGTGAGCTCTTCATCTGGTGTGCCCTCGGTCTCTACCGAGATCCATCCGGAGTTCCCGTCCCTCTGTGCCCAGGACCAGCGGTTCAGCGGCACATACTGCTCTATATCGCCCTTCCGGGAGACCCATAAGTGTGAGTTCTTCCGGTTTGGGTATTTCAGGTCCCGGAACCAGCGCAAGGGTCCGTCCCCTGCCTGGCAGTGGAGGACCCAGCGTGTGGGCTGGGGCGAGAACACGGGGACGGTCAGGCTGCCGTCCTTACGCCGCTCCTTCAGGTACGGGACTAAGTACAGTGTCGCTGGCGTGTAGCGGGCTCTCATGGTGGTCACGATACGAGGCAGGGCCAGCACCGTTGAGAGTCGGTGCTGGCCCTGCCACGTACCGTGTAGTGGTCATATCGAGGAGGAAACCATGGACGAGGACACTGCCCGCACGGCGATGACGATCCTGACCAGGGCCCTCAATTCGGATCTGGTGATCTTCGCGGGAGACCGCAGCGACGAGAACCTTGAGGCCCTGAAGATTCTTCTCAGCGATGGCCTCGCTGAGCTGACCGTCCTTCCCACCCGGGGCCTCACGATCTTCCCGACGGCGGCAGGGATCGCTCTCCTTGATGCTGTCAGTGAGATTCGCCGTGAGGAGGAAGCTGAGGCCCTTGCTCGGACGGATGCCCGTGTTGCTGCTGCCTACGCAGAGGCGGCAGCTAGGGCGGTTGCTGGGGCTCCTGTCACCCTGCCACGGGTTCCGTGATGGTCATGTCGGGTCCGGGGGGGTCCAGCCGATGTCCTCCAGGAGCGCGTGCGTGGCCTTGTCGAGGCTGACGTCGAGGTTGACGCCTGTGCCTCCTGCGTCGATCATCAGGCTCCGTGGTGAGAGAACCAGCGTGACCTGCGGACGCTCCATCAGCAGATACGGCTTGCCATCGAGTCCGGAAACATCCAAGGTACTCATACTGACCTTGATGCTGGCCAGCATGGTGGAGACGTCATGGCCATTGATAGTGACGGCCGTGCCATGAGTGGTGTCGATGGTGATGTGGTTCTCGGTCATGGTGTCTCCTCTTCAGCGTTGTCACTTTCGTCGAATCCGTCGAGTACTTGTTGCAGCATCTCTTCGGGTATCTCGAAGGTTATGGTCTTACCACCAAGCAACAGATCCTGTGAGTATTCGTCTTGTTCACCTTCCGTATCGAACTCGATTCCGATGATGCGGTGTTTGCACATTGTGTGTCTCCTCAGGTGGTGATGATGAGGGTGGTGATCCAGAGCCAGTGGTCCGCGACGACGTGGCCCACGTACAGAGCAGCGAACACCATGCCGATCACCGTTTCAGCCATATCTGGTGCCACTGTGTCCAGATGTCAACCATGTCTGGTGCCACGAGGCCAGGATGTTGCGTGACCTCGACGAACACAGGTTCTCCTGTCCGCTGCTCGTAGAGCCTGATCGGTCCCAGGGGCAGGTGCTCGCTGGTGATCTGTACGAGCGTGCACCGTCGTGTTGCCGCTGCGTAGATCGATGACGGTTCGAATTCCTTGGCTGCGGCCATCGCCGCGCTGATCGGGCTTGGCGTGTCATCGGTGTCGCTGTCGCTTACATGGATGGTGCTGCCTACGCGGATGTCCGCTACGAGTCCGTGTTCGCTGAGATGTCCTTCGTAGACGAAATTTCCACCGTAGAGAGGACCTTTGTCCGATGGTGTCCAGGAGAACCCTGGAGTGTTCTCGCAGGCTTCCTGGATACGGTCTTCTGTTATCGTGCTTTCATCTACTTTCATTATTGCTCGACTACGGCGTTCGTCGATGCAGAGTTCTCTGCATCCTATGGTCTGCGCGAGACGTTCGAACGCGATAAGGAATTCTTGGATTCTTTGCGTCATCGGGCGCTACTTTCCCTAGCGGTGGCCATCTTCCGGATGACGTCCTCGCCGACGCTGTCCTCACGGAGCGCGTCGCGTGCCACACACTCCCCAACAGGGGTGTCAAGAGTGATCACGGTCGGCACGACAGAGAGGTCGGCCGCTAGCTCGACCAGTCTTTCGATGCTGATCTGGTAGAGGTTCGTCGAGTCCTCAACGACCCAGTGTGCTCCGCTAGCGAACACGGCACGGATCATCGCCTCCTCCAGCTCAGTGACGATGTCTTCCTGTTCACGGGTCCCAATGCATTTTTTGCGTGGGGCGCTTCCCAGACACAGGAGGTTTCGGATGTCGTCCCGGCCGATCCGGAACGCTGATCTTCCTTCCGCGGCCCTCGCCCTGACGAAGTTATGGGCGAAGGTCGTCTTCCCGGCGGCGGGTAGTCCACTCATGATGATCAGGCCCCGGGGGGATTCTGCGACGATCTTGGCTACGATCTCGTTTTGTTCCCGAAGCTGAATATTTCTGAGACACAGTCGTAAATTGTGCAATATACAGTCTAGGTCCATCTCTTCCGGAAGCGTATAATCTGTCTGATCTTTTCTGATTACCTCAAGTATGTCGTCCATCTGGTGAGTAAAGCAATAAATGAGATTTTCGCATTTTTCTTTGCAGTCAGGTCCGTTTACTCCTCCGTGGTAGTCATCTTCAAGCATGATCATTATTTCTTCATGGGTGAATTTCATGCTGTGTGCTCCTGTCGTGTGCAGCGCCGGAGGGCGCGTTTGGCGGTGGATTCGGAGACGGTCCGGGGGATGGGCCCGGTGCCGTCGAGGGGGTCACCGGTCATGGCCGCGTGAATGACCATTCCCCTGGTGGCCCTAGTGGTGAGCGCCTGGGTGACCCAGGCGTCGATGTCTGCCGTGGGACGGGTCAGGGGGGTCACGACCCGGGGGGTCACGGGGTCAGGGGGGTTACTGACCCGGGGGGTCACGGGGTCACGGGTCACGGGGTCAGGGGTCACCGGGTTCTGACCCCCTGGGGTCACGGGGTCAGGGGGGGTCACTCGGCCGTGACCCCTGGGGTCACCCGGGTCACGGGTCACGGGGTCACTCGGGTCACGGGGGTCAGGGGGGTCACTGACCCGGGGGGTCACCGGGTCACGGGTCACGACCCGGGAGGTCACCGGGTCACCGGTCACATGACCCCCCGCAGGGTCAGTCAGCCCCAGCACGACCCTCCTCCACGACCTGACCGTCGACACCGGGGCCAGGACTACCCGCACGACCCTGGGCCACGGGACCGGCACCGGGGCAGGCAGGCCCCGGCGCCGCATGACCTGCCGGCGCAGCTCCCCCAGGATGACCTCCCACGCCAGGTTCGCCGCGACCGGGATTCCCGCGGCGATCGCGAGCGCGATCCGGTCCCGGGGGGACTCGGTGCCCAGGCGTAGGGCGGCGGCGGCGAGGTTCGAGGCTGCGCTCGCGGTGACGGCGAGCGCGGTGCCGAGGCGTGCTCCGAGGGCTGGGCGGCCGTCGAGGGAGGCGGCGAAGGCCACGGCGGCGAGCGCGGCGGCCAGGCCGTCGAGGACGACGGGCAAGAGCCAGGGGATGTCGAAGGCCAGGTCGTGGGCGAGGTCGGTCTGCTCGCGGAACGACCAGACATCGCCTGAGATCACGACTACTAGGACTCCGGTGAGTGCCCCGGCCATGACCGGGGAGATGACCCTGGGTCGGGGGGTTGCGGGGGGGGTCATGGGGTCACCAGGTCAGGGGTCAGGGGGTCAGGGGTCACAGTGACCGTGCGGGGGGTCAGGGGGTCAGGGGTCACCGTGACCGTAGGGGTCACGGGGTCAGGGGTCACAGTGACCGTGCGGGGGGTCATGACCCGCTGCACCCACAGCAGCATCAGCGTGAAGATCACGACGACCGCGATGATCCAGGGTGTGACCCGGTCACTCAGGTCACGGGTCACCCGGGTCATTCGGGTCAGGGGGGTGGTGACCCGGGGGGTCACTCGGGTCAGGGGGTCAGGGGTCATGGGGTCGTGACCCTGAGGGTCACCAGGGTCACCAGGGTCATAGGGGTCACTCATCCCGTAGGGGTCACTCATCCTCGGTCTCCTTGATGTCTCGCGCCTGACGGGCCAGCCGCCGGGCAGTGGACTCCGACATCCCCGCGAAACGTTCCCGGACGGCGTGCGCGAGACGCGCCACCACGACCGGGGCGTCGAGGGGGGCCTGGTCGAGGCGCTCCAGGAGCCACCGGACCCGCTCGTCCAAGCGCTCGCGGCCCCGAACCTGAACCTCACCTTCGTCGGTCTCGGGCTCGTCGGTCTCGGGCTCCGGGGCGGGGTCGACGAGGTCCAGGACGTCGTCCCGGTCCCACCCGGACGCCACCAGGACGTAGGGCGTCGTGCGCTCGCCGTCGTGGCGGGGATCGTCGATCATGAGGGTGGTGGCGTCGATGACGTCTCCGCCCCGGGTGGGCCACAGGATCCGGCGGCGGGACCACCACGCCTCATCCACGGGATCCACGGGGGTGGGGGGGTTCACGGCGGGGGGTTCACTGGGGGGTTCACGACGGCGAGCGAACCCCCCATTTCCCCTGGTGGGGGCACTTTCGGGGGCCGATGTCGGTGGGGGAGGGGAGGGGTGAACCCCCCCCTCCCGCTCCTCAGCCGGGAGAGCGTCCCGGAGGGTCTGGAGCCAGCTCACGGCGCATCCACCGTGGCCGTAGGCGCGTAGGGGGCGTACCGGGTGTCCCAGAGGACGTCACCGGCGCGCTCGCCGAGGCGGGCCAGGACACCGGCGCTGAAAATCAGAGCGGCGGCCATGATGACGGCGCGGCGTTGGCGTCGGCGGCTCATCATCAGTAGCCGACCATGAAGTGTGTTACAGCGCTCCCGGCGTTACACAGGAGCGCGAGCACGGGGTACGTGACGGCTCCGATGAAACCCGAGGTCATGGGAAACGCGCCCACAAAGCCAGGCAGGACCCAGACCTTCGGGTTGAAGCGGGCGTTCTGGTTCTTCCGCTTGAGTTCGAAGCGGGCGATCCTCCCGGCCTTGGCCTTCCACTTCTTCGGGATCAGGGCCCCGGCGAGGAAGGCCAGGGCGATGAGGCCGATGAGGTCGGTGACCAGGGCGGCCCAGACTGCGTGCATGTGGAGCTGCTGAAGCAGGAGCACGTTGGTCCGGCCGGGGCCGAAGACAAGCAGCTGGCTGAGACCGGTCATGACCAGGATCGCGGCGATGCGGTCGCACCAGTGATCGGGACCGACACCGAAAAAATCGAAGACGGCAGCGAGCGCCAGAGCGGCACAGCCGGACATGACGGCGGCGGAGGGTGGGACGGTCCAGTCCCACTGCCAGGAGGGCTTCGGGGCCGGGGCGGCAGTGATCCCCAGGAGGAGGGGGAGGGGTGTCATGCTTGGTTCCTCTCGTGGTAGCGAGGGGGGCCGCCGGGTGGTGCTGGAGGGCTACGCCCGGCGGCCGCAAGGAGTCAGTCGTCAGCGTCGATCTCGGCGTCGATCTCGGCCGAGATGACGACGAAGAGGACCGTAAACATAGCCACCATCAGGATGAGTACTGTGCTCGCTCCGGCGAGCGGGTGCACCTCCCAGGCGCGGGAGGTGAGCACCCCGATGCTGGGGCTCCCCACGGCCACGATCTGGGACGACAGACGGCCGAGGCTCAAAAGCCTCATGATGATGTACAGGGGGATTCCGATGGCCGAGATGGTGATGAGGCAGGACACTGTGCCGTCCTCTCGTGTCGTGTGGGACGATGCTCCTGTCCCTTTCGTGGTGGTTGTGGGACTGGGTGTGCGTCGTGTCGCGGCGCACACCCTTTTCAGTCCCTACCAAGCATGCTAGCACAATGATGTACTATGCCAGTATGACAGAGCACATGAAGGTCATCACAATTCGAGTTCCAGAATCCCTGCATTCCAAGGTGCACGAGGATTCCCAAGCGGAACGTCGGTCAATGACGGCGTATATCCGCGTCGTCTTGGAGTCTCATTTCGCTGCTAAGGATGCTAAGGAGGAGAAATGATTAGTGGAGTTCTATGGACAATAGCGGTACTGATAATATGTTTCAGCTATTGCGTTATTGTCACAGGCATTCTCATCGTGGCGCACAACCTTATCGTCGCTTTGAAGCAGAAAATTGTTCTGTGCGTACGACGAGCCCTGCGCGTACGACGAGCGGGAGGTCGCCCACGAGGTCGCCATGTCAATGAGCCAGACCCAGAGATGACTCCCAAGTCTGCGCCGAATGAGCTTCCGGCGTCCGGGTACATCCTGCCCGACCGACTGCCCAAGCAGCACCCGGCCACCAAACCACTACCCCAGATACCCCAGGTATCTCAGGTCTCAGTCACCGAGCCCGTTGACCCCGTGCTGCTAGCGCGAGTCCTCACCGGGCTCAGACCCCCACAACGGGGACTACTAACGCGGATCCTCACCAGACTCAAGACCCCACAACGGAGACATCATGGATGAAGCGCTCGCCACCGCCTGGATCATCCTGGCGATCTGGCTGATGACGCTCGTCGGAGGTCTGCTCATGCTGCTGGCCGTGTGGGCCAGCTATGGGGTCATGCGGCACCAGGACCCGGCCTCGGACCGGCGGGATCCTGACCCGGCCTCGGATGAGGCGGCCTTTGTCCTGCCGGACCGGTGGCCCCAGGACGAGGAGACTCCGGAGCTCCCGCATCCGCGCATCGGTGGCGACGATGGTCTGTCCCCGGACGAGGCCGCAGCGCTGGACGAGCGGATCCTGCTCCTCCTGCATGGTTCTGGCCCGAGTGGTCAGCTCTCAGATGATGACGTCTGGAGGTGGATAGACAGGACCATGCCACCGCGGCACGGTCCTACCGATGGGTGACGGGTACGGGTAGTGACCTATCTTGGTCACTACACGACAAAACAGATCTGGCCCCCGCGGCAAGGGGGCCAGATCTCGATACTCGAAAGAGACGAGACAACATGGTAGCGAACCATCGTAAAAACCGCGAATCGATCATCGTAGTGCCCGAGTCGGTGCTGTACGCATGAGCGTCGAGGCAATGGCCATCGTCCTGCACCACTCACGGTCCAGGGGCACCGACAAGGTCGTCCTCCTCGGGATCGCCAACCACGACGGCGACGGCGGGGCCTGGCCCACGCTCGCGACACTGGCACGGTACGCGAACGTCGACATCCGGAATGTTCGGGCAGCATTACGTCGCCTGGAGTCTGCCGGGGAGATCCGGACCCATCTCAACGACGGCGGGACACGGCGTACCCCTGGACACGAACGCCCGAACCGGTACGAGATCACGATCTGTTGCCCGGTCGAGTGCGATCGGACATCGAACCATCGGATGCCAGGGGACTACGGATACTCCTGCCGACAGGGGGGGATGCCAGCATCCCCACCCCCCCGGATGCCAGCATCCCCACCCCCCCGGATGCCAGCATCCCCCGAACCATCCCCCGAACCATCAGATGAACCGTCCCTCCCCCCCTCCCCCCAGCCCAACAGCACCACCGCCGACATGACGGGAACACCAGGAGGGAGAGGAAACTCCCAGAAGACCTCCTACGGGGAGCACAGCATCAGCGCAGGCCACACCGACGACGGAAAACCAGCCGCCGGTCAACCAGACCTCCTAGCGGGGAGGGAGGACGACTCCCTGGACAAGGCCCTCCGTGCCGTGGTCGAGGGCGTGGGGAGGCCTGACCTCTCCCCTGCTCTCCTGGCCTCCTCGCCGCTACGTGCGGCCGTGACGGCACTCGTCCGTGCCGGTGTGACGTCCAGGGCGCTGCGCGGGTCCTGTGAGGCGCACCGGTGGGCTGGTGCTGGGGTGGGGGCGGTGGTCCGGTACGTGCAGGGCCTGCGGGCCGGGGACCTCGTGGTGCGGGCACCGGTGGGGCCGCCGGAGTGTCCGGAGCATCCGGGGCAGCCGGCGGGTCGGTGTCGGGAGTGTGAGCGGGCGAGTGTGCCGCGGGCGTTGGTGGCTGGTCTGGCGGAGGGGCTCCGGGCGGCGGTGAGAACCTCCCACACCGTAAACGTATGATACGATGTTGCCATGACCACCACACAGATCAACTGGCCCACCCGGATCGGCCTCTCCCTACAGGCGTACGTAGGAACCTGGGCAAACGAGACAGAACTCGGGTTCCACGACGACGAAATCGCAAAGATCACCTCGGACCTGGTGGATTACGTGAACCGGGTTCTCACCTGGCGTCTTTCCGGCCAGGTCCGGATCGCGTCGTCCGGGCCGATCCTCGCGGAGGACAGCGACGTCCCCGAGGAACAGATCATCCGGATCGTCGTCGAGGCGGTGGAGGGGTTCGACCTCTTCGGGTTGGTTGACCCCGATGCCTGAGCAGCTGTCGCTGTTCGAGGACCAGGACGTCCAGGACGTCCCGTGCCGGTGCCCCTGCTGCGGCGCCACCGGCACACTCCAGGAACTCATCGCCGGCCAGCATCTGTCCCTGCACGATCAGCGGACACATACCGGTGAGCTCGTCGCGTGTCTTGCTCAGCGAAACGACGCCGAGGCTGAGGCCCGACGCTGGGAGGGTCCGTTCCCGGAGGAGTACACGAGGTTGACCACGATCAACCCCGACGGCAGTCGTGTCATCTACACCTACGAGGGTTTCACCGATGCGCCGGCCCGTGAGCAGCCGGGTTGGCGGTGTCCGACCTGTGGGCTCGTCGAGTTGAGCCCGGCCCGACTCGCAGCACACCACGGCGTCCTACCAGGAGATCGGGCGACCTGGAGGCGTGTGAGGTGCTGGTCCACGATAGGTACCCCCCTCACTGGCTAACATATGATATGGTTACACCAGTGGGGGAGACACCACCCACCACACCAATCGATCTGAAAGGAAAAAAATGAGCACTCTCGAATTCTGCACATGGAAGCACGTCACCGGATCAGACACGGTCACCGATACCGTGATAAAGAGGTTCGAAAGTGACATGTGTGTCAGCGCCGTCGAACTTCGGGCTATCGCAGCTGCCTATGAGGCGGCCTGTGACTTTGCTCTGCAGAGACAGTGCAGCGTCCCGGAGTTCGCCGACTTCGTCTGCCTCGCCAACAACACCATCTACAGCGACCCCTACGAGAACGACACCACGGTCGACACCGTCAAGTCCGTGATCCGTAGCGTGCCCCTCGACAAGATCATCAAGGGTGTTCTCGCTGTGACGCGGCCGTCGGTCGCCGATTGCCTGCCGGCTGACTGACCGGCCCAGCTCGGCTGCGCGCAGGCGCCGGTGGCACCTGGATCACGACTAGGCAGGACACGCACACCACAACCGAGGAAGGACACCAATGACCACCACCCAGATGTGTACCTGGCAGACAATTACCGGGTCGGCAACAATCGCCGAGACCGTGGAAAAGAAGCTCGCAGGATCTGCCAGCCCCGTCGAGTTTCGTGCGATCGTGGCCGCCTACGAGGCGGCGTGCGACTACGCCCTCAGCAGGCAATGCCCTGTTCTCGAAACCGAAGCTTTTGTCCGTCTCGTCGGAGACGTCGTCTACAACGACCCCGATGATTACGAAACGACGGTCGGCGACGTCAAGTCCGTGATCGAGAGTATTCCCCTCGACAAGATCATCGAGAAAGTTCTCGAGGCTACGCGGCCGTCAGTCGCCGATTGCCGCTGACCGATCCAGCTCGGCTGCGCGCAGGCGCCGCAGGCCCACGACCTAGCCGAGCACGAAACCACCCGACCCACACAAAAGGAGACCACCATGGCCCTCTTCCGCAACCTCACCCCCCACGAAGTCAACCTGGTCCAGGGCGACACCCGGACCACCTACCCCGTGGACGGGCCAGCACCCCGCGTCACCACGATCGAAGAAGCAGACGCTCCCATCCACGACGACGTCAACAGCATCGACATCGACGTCATCGTCAGTACCCTCAGCGACAAAATTACGGACCTGCCGGACCCGCAGCATGGTGTCGTCCTGATCGTTTCCAGGATGACCGCAGAGGCCGCTCTCACGCGGACGGATCTGGTCTACCCCGAGGGCATCGTCCGGGGACCGGACGGCGTTCCCATCGGATGCAAGAAGTTCGGCAGGGTCCGGCCCACCGGCTGATCGCGATGACGATCTACCTCCTGGCCTACCTGGACGGTGAAGAACTCGGTCTTCTCGGAACCGTCGAGGTCGATACCAGCACAGAAGATGAGCCCGACTGCACCGAGAATGACTGAATGGGTAGTCTGGGTAGTGTTGTCCCCGCCCGCGCGGGGGTGATCCGTGGAGAGCTCTGATCGAGGCACGGACGTACAAGGTGTTCCCCGCGTAAGCGGGGGAGGTGGAGGGGCCCCGGTGAGAATCGGGGCCCTTTCTGTGTAGTGGTGGACTTGCCATGATGCCGCACGTGAGGCATAATAGTGGCAACACCAACCACCACGGAGGACATCATGGGTGCTCGAACCGTGTACGGATACTTCAGCGACTTTGAGTTCAGCGCCAACACCCCCGCCGACGTCGTCGCATCTTACATCAACGGCGCTGGCACCGACTGGTGCGAGCGCGCTGTCGCGAACGGAGCCTTCCAGAACATGGTGGACGACTACACCGCCGAGATCCAGGCCGCCCTTCCCGAGGGCGTCCTCCTCTCGGGCAGCGAGCTGACAGGCCCATACAGCTCGTGCAACGACCCGGACCTGAAGGAAAAGATCATCATCGCCATCACCGAGGTGGACCTCGAAGAGATCGTGAAACGTCACGATTTCGAGTAAGGCGCTGGTAACGGCCCGCCTGACCCTCAGGGGCCAGACGGGCCATCACCATAAGGAGAAGATGAAAGATGAAACAAGAATGGGACTACCAACAGATAGCTAGGTTCTTGGGGACGTCGTCTCTGGGATCTACTCGGAAGACCTTGTCCCGGTGGGGTGTCCGCCCCCTCCGGTACGTGCTGGGTCCCTCGGGGCGTCCCGAGGCCCGGTACGACGCGGCCGCGGTCCGAGCAGCACACGCCACCCGCCCCAGAAACCACTGACGACGTAGCCCCGACGTAGCCCCGATCTCCGACGATCGGGGCTACACCCTTTTTGTCAGGACCCTCACATCCCGGTACTCCGGTAGGACCAGAAGACCATTTGGAATACGGCATTTCCCGCTGCCTCCCAAGATTTTCTGATCTCGAGACTGAGGCAGGACCATGCCGGGAGTGACTCACCGGAGACCAGCGATACCCCGCCCGCCTCCTTCACGTACGCCTCGTACGCGATCTTGCCGAGCGCTACAGGAGAGAACACCGGACTCGTATCACCGATCATGGGTTCCATGAGAATCAATCATGTCCGGGCCGCGGCCCGCACGGTCCTGCACGGTGTCCTCGTCGCGGCCGTCGTGATCGCCGTAACCGCGCCGCAGGTTGTCCAGGCCCTCGGTCTTGAGGGGACCGGTGGGGTGGTCGGGGGCCTGGTGGTGGCGTCGGTCGTCATCGCGCGGCTGATGGCGCTGCCGGCTGTCGAGGCCCTCCTGCGGCACCTCGGGATCTCCGTGCAGGACATCCACGATGAGCTCGGGGGCGGGCCGGCCGGCGGTGGGGCCGGCGGGTCTCGGGGATCCGGTGGCAGGTCGGTGGAGGGGCAGGGTCCGGGGTCGGGGTCGTCCGGGTCGCTGCGGTGACGACGGCGCGGAACCAGACGGGCATGGCGACGGCGTGGCAGGGGCAGTCGCAGCCGGTGCACACGTGGTGCTCTCCGGTGGCGCAGCATCTGGACACGGCCATGATCACAATGGTGACGTTGTTGGGAGTGTCTGGTCAATGTGATACCCCATGGCCACCGTGGTAAGGCGTATGATATGGTGTAGTCACACCATGAAAGGAGCCCACCATGGGTGACAAGGACAAAGACAAGGACACCAAGGACACCAGCAAGGACGACGGCCAGACCGTCGAGATCAACCCCTTCGGATGGATGCGCTGAGTTCCCTGTACGACGTGCCCCCTCCCCGGAGGGGGCACACCCATGAAAGGACGCACCAATGACCGATCTACTCGGCACACGCCAAGTGGTTGAGATGATCAACTCTTCGGGGTGGAAATCCCGGCACGGGACTCCCATGACAGCAGAAAGGCTCCGCGTGGTCCGCGCGGAGGGCTCCCTCGGGGGGTTCCCCGAGCCCGACGCCTACGGAGAAACCTCCGGGTGGCCGCTCTGGGAACGGGCGTCGGTCCAGCAGTGGATCGACACGCGAGCAGCCCTGCGGGGGCTGCTGTCTACCAGTGAAGTGCGGGCCGCCGTACTCCGACGGCTCCGCGAGGAGCTGGGGGACGGGATCAGCGTCTCGAATAAGCGTTTACAGAAAGAGCTGAGAGCGCGCTACGGAGCTCCCCTCAGGGATGGGGGGGCTTATTGGTGGCCGGCGGAGGCGCCGGCGGTGGTTCTGCGGAGCGTCAGGGACACGCAACCGTAACCGTATGAGATGTGTTACCATGGGAGCACAGGAAAGGGCCGGGGCGGCAAGACCCCGGCCCTCCACCACCTGAAGACCACATGAGTGGAGACCCAGTGTCCGACACCACCACCGGAAACGCAACACACCCCAATCTCGTGATGGCTCTCGCCGCGGTCCAGGGCGAAATGCCCACGGTCCAAAAAGCCGAGACCGCCAACGTCCGGATGAAGACCGGGGGAACGTACCGATACCGGTACGCCAGCCTTGCGGACATTCACGCGGCAGTGCTGCCCGTCCTCGCTCGCCATGGCTTGGCCTGGATCACCATGCCGACCCTCCGCCCCGACGGCCACGGCTACGTCCTGGTGTGTGAGCTAGCCCACGCATCCGGGGAGTCTCGCACTTGCGAGATGCCACTACCTGTGTCGGCCGGAGCCCAGGAGCTCGGCTCCGCCATCACGTACATGCGCCGGTACGCCATCTGCGCCGTCTGCGGGATCGCGACGGACGAGGACGACGACGGTGCGGCTGCCCCCGCTGCTGTCGCCGCCCCCCAGCAGCAGCGTCCGGCCCCCCAGGACCACGCCCCCGCCGCCCGAACCCGCCGCCAGCCCACCAAAAAGCCGACGGCGGAAGCACAGCCCCAGGACGATGACATTGTCAAGATCCTGGACACAGCTCTGAAGACGACGGACCGAGACTGGCACGTGGGAACGTGGAAGACCGCGCCCAGGTCAGCTCCGCTGCCCCTGTCGCAGATGACAAGTCACCACCGGCGATGCCTCAGGGCCGCCGGACTCGACATGACCAAGCGCGACCTTACGGTCGAGGACGCCCTCGAAGCGATCGGATTTGCGGTGAAGTCCACGGGCGAGACCGTGACCGCGCTCGTGGCCCCCGACGGGGCCCCCGACCCCGTTGTCGAGGAGGTCGTTTCCCTACTCGCCGAAGGCCAATAGCTCTCCACCCCCCTCCCAGTACGAACGTGGCCCTGGTGGCGCCCTCTCACCTTTGGGGGCGGCCACCAGGCCCACGGAAAACCCACCACCACCACAACCACCACCACAACCACCCGTCGGAGGGACTACAGGTTATGGACGACACCAGGAAGAAGACAATGGCCGAGCTCACTGAACTGATCATCCAGGCCGACAAGGCCGTGACCGTGGCGAAAGCGCGCTCGGATGCCCTGCGCGCCCACACACTGCGGCTGCTCACCGAGCAGGCCGCGACCGACGGGGCCGCCCCGGCCTGGCGCACCACCGACGGCACGGTCTCCCTCGACGCCTGGGACGCTGAGGCAAAGGCACAGATCACGGACGAGAACGAACTCATCCGCTACTTGGCTGAAGAGACACCAGCAGACGAAATCGACCGGTACGCGAACGCGACCATCACAGTGCCGGTTTCGTACCTGGACGAGGTCCGCGAGGCCGCCGAAAAAGCGGTCGGTCCCTTCGGTGAGGTGGCGGCCAGCCGTAGCCTCACGCCCGAGGGCCGGGACTGGGCCTTGTCCCAGGCGGTCTGTAACACGGTCTGCGAGACCGTGGACCTGGTCGACGTCGAGACCGGGGAGGTCCTCACGGAGGACGCCCCGGGCCTGATGCCCGTCAGGGCCCGTCCCCGTCTTGTCCTTCGTAGGAAGGGCAAGGCGGCCGAGGCCAAGGCGGCAGCAGAGGCCGCCCTGGAAGAAATCGCCAACATCTGATCGAAACCCACAACCACCACAAGGGGAAGACATGAGCAGAAGGCAACGGTGCCCACGCTGCGACACGATCATGATTATCAGTGCTGGTGACGCAGACGGCTGGTGCTGGTGGTGTAAAGCGAGGAGGGACATCGTCAACCTGAGGACGTACTGGCCACGCCGGATGGACCAGAGTCTCCGTGTTAACGAGCGCGCCCGTCGCGCTCTCCATCGCGAACTAGGCCAGTCCTGACAGCACGAGTCCTGCCCCCGCCCAGCATCCCGGGCGGGGGCAGACCCATGACCCCATACTGAAGGCGGTGAGATCAACATGACAGAAGCACGACGCCTCGACCGGGGCCACCTCAGAGCCCGCCTCATCCGCGAGATCGCGGGCCGCACCGAGTCCTACGCCCAGATCGCCCGCCATCACGGCGTCACCAGATCCGCCGTCTCGCAGTTCGCCGCCCGGCACCAGCTCGCGATCCTCGACGCCCGCCAGGCCCTCGACGACGACACCGCCGCCCTCTGGGTCAGCCGCCGACGAGACCGCCTCGCCGAGATCCAGCAGACCATCGAGGACCTCGACGCCCAGCTCGACGCCCAGCCCGAAGACCGGGCCCAACTATGGCGTCTGCGCCTGCAGGCGATCCGGCAGGCCGCCGAGGAAACCGGACAACTCCGCGACACCGCCCCCGTCCACACCGTCGAGATCCGCCTGAACGGCGTCGACCTCGACCAGCTCACCTGATGGGCCTGTCCCTGGTCCACGAGTACTCGCCCTACGGCGCGGCCCGGACCCTCCTGACCGCCCGCGACGACGAGGTCCTCCTGTCCGGCCCGGCCGGGACCGGGAAATCCCGGGCCTGCCTGGAGAAGATCCTCGCGGTCATGCTGTCGGTACCGCGAGCGCGCGCGCTCCTGGTCCGCAAGACCCTGGCGTCTCTGTCGTCCACGGGCCTGGTCACGTGGCGTGAGCACGTGGCCGCCGAGGTCCTGGCCGCCGGCGTTGTCCACTACTACGGCGGGTCCAGCGTGGAGCCGCCGGCGTACATCTTCACCAACGGGTCCCGGGTCCTCGTCGGGGGCATGGACAAGGCCACGAAAATCATGTCCTCGGAGTACGACCTGATCTTCGTGCAGGAGGCCATCGAGCTCACGCAGACGGACTGGGAGCACCTGACAACCCGTCTGCGCAACGGCAGGGTCTCCTACCAGCAGGTCATCGCGGACACGAACCCCGACAAGCCCTCCCACTGGCTCAAGACACGGTGTGACCAGGGCCGTACCCGGCTCATCGCCTGCCACCACGAGGACAATCCCCGCCTCGTCGACCAGGACACCAGAAAGCCCACCCCCGAGGGCGCCGTGTACCTGGCGCGCCTGGACAACCTCACCGGCGTCCGGCACAAGCGCCTGCGCCTGGGCCAGTGGGTCGCGGCCGAGGGCCAGATCTACGACGAGTGGGACCCGGACGTCCACGTCGTCGAACCTCGGCCCCTCCCGAAATCCTGGACCCGCCTGTGGTCCGTGGACTTCGGCTACCTGCACCCGTTCGTGTGCCAACGATGGGCGGTGGACCCCGACGGCCGGATGATCCTGTACGCCGAGCACTACCGCACCGGGTGGACCATCGACCAGCACGCCGCCCAGCTCCTGTCCGAGGTCACCGACCCCAACACCGGCCAGTGGCTCGAACCCCGCCCCGCAGCGATCGTCTGCGACCACGACGCCGAGAGCCGGGCCCGCCTCGAAATCCTCCTCGGCCAATCCACCACCCCCGCCGACAAACGCGTCCTCGAAGGCATCCAGGTCGTCCAGCAGGCCCTGCGGGTCCCGGTCGATCCCACGGCCCACTCCGACCACCGGCCGCGGCCCATGCTCGTCGTCCACCGGGACGCCGTCCGCCACCGCGACCCCGTCCTCGTCGATGCCGTCGCCCCCACCGGTACCGCCGAAGAGATCCCCGGCTACGTCTGGGACGACCCCACCAAACGCGAACAGCCCGTCAAACTTCTCGACGATGGTTGTGACGCGATGCGGTATGCGGCCATGTGGGCCCGGCAGCCACGGGGAGTACAGATCCGCGACCTGTGGTGACGTACCTCATCCGCGCCCGTAGGATCAGGACGTGGCGATCACCTGGAGAAGCATCCTCCCCAGGAGACGCAACCCGTCCGCGCAGGCCCCCATCGCCTACGTCAACCCGACCCTCGGAGGCCTCCTCACCGGTGAGGGCGGAGCCAGCCTCGCCCACCGCGAGGAAATCCTCCGCACCTCGATGGGCCGCTCCGGGACCCTCACCGCCGTCCTCGACGGCATCGTGTCCTCCGTCGCTGCCGTCCGCTGGCACCTCTACCGGTCCTCCCCCTCCGGGCTACCCGAAGACCGCCTCGAAATCACACAGCACCCAGCGCTCGCCGTCCTGACCAGACCGAACCCGCACCTGTCCTGGATGGACCTGGTCTCCACCTGGACCCTGCACTACGAGCTCGTCGGTGAGGCGTACGGGATCCTGACCCGGATGGGTCGTGTCCCGGTCGAGATCTGGCCAGCCCGCCCGGACCGCATGAACCCCGTCCCCTCCCGAGAGGACTTCATCAAGGTCTGGGAGTACCGGGGGCCGGACGGGTCGATCACTGAGATCCCTGTCGAGGACGTCATCTGCTGGCGTTCACCAAACCCTTGGGATCCGTATCACGGGATCGGCGTCCTGCAGTCCATCCTGGTCGAGACCGAATCAGCCGCCTACAGCGCCGAATGGAACCGGAACTTTTTCCTGAACAGTGCGACGCCTGGTGGGGTCATCGAGTTCGACCGGGTCCTGTCCGATGACGAGTGGGCGACCCAGCAGAAGAGGTGGCGCGCCTCCCACAAGGGCGTACGGAACGCCCACCGGGTCGCGACCATCGAGGGCGGCGGCAAATGGGTCAACGCCTCCTACAGCATGCGGGACATGCAGTTCACCGAACTGCGGAGAATCAGTAGCGAAGCGATCCGGGAGGCCTTCCGCTACCCGCTCCCGCTCCTGGGGACCACGACCGACGTGAACCGGGCGACCGCTCAGGCCGCTATCGCGATCCGCCAATCAGAGATCACCCTCCCCCTCGTCGAGAGACTGAGGGGAGTCCTGAACCGCAGTCTCCTGTCCCAGTACGCCGGGGCCGAGCGCTTGGAGTTTGATTTCGAGAATCCGGTCAGCGCGGACGAGGAGCTGGAGAACGCTGGCTTGGCCATCCGCGCTACCGCCGCCCGGGCCCTCGTCGAAGCCGGCTGGTCCCCGGACGACGTCCTGACCACGGTCGATCTGCCAGCCATGGAGTGGATCGGCCCTACAGCCACCACGACCACCACGACTACCACGATCGGGAAACGGACAGACACCACCACCGACGGGGACGGTGATGGTGGAGGCCCCTCTGCTGACGAGAGAAATGCCGGCCGGCGACAGCGTCCTACGGGGGTAGACACGACGCCAGCAGAAACAGCAGAGAGGCCTCACCAACACTGTCCCACCTGTACCCCGCGAGCGCAGCAAGAACTCCCCACACCCCCCGAGGGCATTCCCGCCGAACTCTCCGAGGACCCCGACCTCGATGCCGTCCAGACCACGTGGGAGAACGCCCTCGAACAGATCCTCGACGTCTGGGGCCCGGTCCTCGCCGCCCAGTACGCCGACCTGGCCCGGCAGGTCCGTGACGCCGTGGACTCCGGTGACCCCACCTCCCTGATCGGCCTGTCCACTGCCACCGGTCAGGCCCTCGAAGTCCTGTCCGCCGCCATGGAAACCCTCGCCGAACAGTCTGCCGACCAGATCGCCGACGAGGCCGAGGACCAGGACGCCACCATTACCCCCGTGCCCGCCGACGGCCCCTGGATCACCGACCACGCCCACGTCGTCACCGCCCTCCTGGGGGCCACGCTCGCGATCGCCGCGGCCCGCGTGGCCCTGCGCCACATGCAGGCCGGGGCCACCGGCGCCGAGACAGCGAAAGCCGTCCGCGAACACCTCGACTCGCTGACCGACGCGCAGCCGCGTCTGGCTCTCGGGGCCGCGCTGACCGCTGCGCAGAATCAGTCGAGAATCGCGACTCTCGCCGCCGCCGAGGCCGCGGCCGCTACCGGTGACGGCCCGATCCCCGCGTACTACGCGAGCGAGGTCCTCGACCAGAACACGTGCCCGGCCTGCCGCTGGGTCGACCGGAAATGGCTCGGGAACTCCATCGAGGACGTGCGGGCCCTGTACCCGTCCGGGGGGTACGTCGACTGTGAGGGCGGACCCAGGTGCCGGGGCACCGTCGTCGTCGTCTGGCGTCCCGGAGAGGACACCACGAAGTGGAAGGAGAAAGAACCCCTGTGATGAAGAATCTGCACGCGCTTCGTGGACTCGCCAGCCATCGGCCCATGGCCCTGACGGACGCTGACACGCTCCAGATCGACCTGTACGGCGTCATCGGCTGGGACATCTGGACCGAAGACCTCATGACCGAGATCGGGCAATCCACCGCCACAGCGATCAGCGTCTACGTCAACTCGCCCGGGGGTGACGCGTTCGACGGGATCGCCCTGTACAACGCGCTCGCAGCCCACCCAGCAGACGTGACCGTCGACGTCCAGGGCCTCGCCGCCTCCGCAGCATCCATCGTGGCCATGGCCGGCGACGACATCATCATGCGCCCCGGATCCACGATGATGATCCATGACGCCATGATGATGTGGGTGTCCGGGAATGCCTCCGAGCTGCGCAAGGCAGCGGATTCCCTCGACGTCATCTCCGACGGGATCGCGTCCGTGTACGCGACCCGTGCCGGTGGCGCTGTCGCCACCTGGCGGCAGGCCATGCTCGACGAGACCTGGCTGACCGCCGAGGAGACCGTCACCGCCGGCCTCGCAACCAGGGTCGAGGCCGGGTGCGGGACGAAGAAGCCTCCGCAGAGCAGCAGCGGTGACGGGACCGACGGTGAGCTCAGCCCCGGCGAAGAGGCCGCGACCGAGGCCATCGTCCGCGAACTCATGGCGGACTGGCGGTGGAAGGGCCGCGACACTGCCCCACCACCGGCCCGGCTCATCGCCGCACTGGCACATCCCGTACCGGATCAGATCAGCACAGACAGACGGGTAGCAGCTCTCAGGGCGGCGCTCGCAGACTACGGAGGTCACTCGTGACTACGGTCATTCCCACGTCGCCCGACGAGCTGCGGGAAATGCTCGCCGACGCCGGCAAGATGAACGAGGTCCTCGCGGACCCGAAGGCTCTCGCAGATTTCGTCCGGTCCTACGCAGCCACCGCGATGACCGACGAGCTCAAGGCCCAGGTCAAGGAGGGCATCGAGGCCGGGGTCGTCGAGTTCGCGCAGAACCAGGCCAAGCAGGACGGTGGACGTATCACGTTGCCGTCCCAGCGGTCGCCCCTGGATCTGCGCCCGGCCGCTGCGAAGACCTCGGCGCAGCGGACAGCGTCGTACTGGCCCGAGGCACCTGGAGCGTGCCTCGACAAGTACAACCTCGACCTCGCTGGGTTCGCGAGGTTGTCGTACCACAACCAGCAGGACCCGAAGTTTCTGGATCTGCGCGGGAAGTACCGCAACGACTACTCCAGTGTGGTTCCCGCCGAGGGTGGGTTCCTCGTCCCGGAGGCGCTGTCGTCCCAGCTGATGCAGCTGGCCCTGGAGAGTGCGATCGTCCGTCCCCGCGCGATGGTCCTTCCGATGACCACGCAGACCCTGGCGATGCCCGCCGTGGACGAGACCACGCACGTCGGATCCCTGTCCGGGGGGATCACGACCCAGTGGGCCGCCGAGGGCCAGGCCCTCACAGCGTCCGAAGGAAGTTTCGGCCGGGTCGTTCTTCAGGCCGCGAAACTCTGCGCGCGCGCCGACGTCCCCTCCGAGCTCCTCGCGGACTCTCTCCCGGCGTTCGCGGAGTTCATCCAGACTGCTTACCCTGCTGCGATCGCGTTCGCCGAGGATCAGGCGTTCCTCACTGGGGATGGCGTCGGCGAGCCTTTGGGATTCCTGAACGCGGCGTCCCGGGTCGCTGCCGCTGCTGAGGCAGGGCAGGCGGCGAACACGATCATCTGGGAGAACATCCTGGACATGTACTGCCGGATGCTCCCGTCGTCGTTGGGGCGTGCGGTGTGGATCGCGTCGATCGATTCGTTCCGTGAGCTGTACACGATGGGTCTGTCCGTGGGGACGGGCGGCGGACCCGTCATGATCAACTTCGGTGGTGGTACCTCAGCCCCAGTCCTGACCATCCTCGGACGGCCCGTGATCTTCACCGAGAAGGTCCCAACCATCGGCAACGAGAAAGACATCTCGTTCGTCGATCTGGGCTACTACCTCATCGGTGACAGAAAGCTCCTCATGGCCGAGTCCTCGGCGCACTTCCGGTTCGGGAACGACGTCGTGGTCTACCGGTTCATCGAGCGCGTCGATGGCCGCCCGTGGCTGCTGTCGTCCATCACTCCAGCCAACGAAGGCCCAGAACTGTCCGCGTACGTCACCCTCGCCGACCGCCTCTGAGCACGGAAGGACCCACACCTCATGGACGCCATTGGACGCCTGTTCGATGTGTCGGTCGGGTTTGTCCCCGTCGACATGCAGGCCGCCGCGAACACCGGCGCGAGATTCCACCTGCGCGACTGCGGCGCCGTCACCGCCGTCGTCTTCAAGGCCGTCGGCACGGCTGGTGATGATCCGGTCATCACCCTCCAGGAACACACCGCGTACACCGGTGGTACCTCAACAAATCTCGCAGCCATCGACAAGTACTGGCTCAAAGCCGAAGCCACCCTCGACGGTGACGAGCAGTGGGTCGAGTTCACGCAGACCGCCGCAGCGACCATCACCGACCCCGGCGGAGCCCTCACCTCAGCTGAGGAACAGCAGATCATCGCCTTCACGATCGAGGACGAGGACCTCACCGACGGCTACGAGTGGATCAACGTCAGCGTCGCCGACGTCGGCGGCAACGCCCAACTCGGCTGCTGCCTGTACCTCCCGCACGATCTGCGGATCCAGCGAGCGCCCGCGTCCATGCCCCAGTGGCTCACAGCCTGACAGGAGGACGACATGAGCGTCTACGTCCCAGGGGACGTCTACACCAAGGGCCTCCTCGGCCTCCATGTGGCCAGGGCAACCGCCACCCTTCCCCAGACCACCCAGGGCGCCCTGTTCACCGTGTCCGGTGGCCGGATCGCCCTGACAGCGATCGTGGGAGAAGTCACCACGATCATCCAGAACCAGGCCAACAACACCAAACTCATCGCAACCCCGACGACTGGCACAGAGGTCGACCTCTGCGCCGTCCTGAACATCGCCGCTGACGAGGTCGGCTGCCTGTACGGCATCACCGGCCTGTTCTCCGACGCCCTCGTCGGAGCAGCCGCAGGGGCCTCGGTCCTCCCCCGGAACCGGATTGTGATCCCCGAGGGAACGATCGACCTGCACTGCGCGGCCTCGGACTCGGGAGCGGTCGCGTGGGACCTGTGGTACGTCCCGCTCGACGCCGGTGCCGCTGTCGCCGCAGCATGATGACGGTCGATCCAGCCGTAGGGCCGGTAGTACGTCATCCCCTGCTGATGTGTGGCCGGTGCGGCACCCTGTACACGGGAACCGCACCGGCCTGCCCGGCCTGCCGCACCACCAGCAGACAGGCCACACCCGTCAAGGCAAAGCCAGCCGAGCGCAGGAGACACCGTGCCCGCAAACCACGTGACTCAGACACGCACTGACGAGGCGGGCCTGGCCGTCGTCCTCGCCCCGGCCGGTGGAGCGGACAGCACCCACCCGGCGCTCGCCGTGACCCAGGCATCGGACGGTCCCGGAGTGCAGGTCGTGTCCGACTCGACTACGTCCCCTGCCGTGTGCGTGTCCGGCGGGACCGGTGTCGCCGTCCGTGCCACCCCCGGAGCGCGACAGCCCGTCATCCACCTCGGAGCAGACGGCACCCTGCAATGGGGCCCGGGGACATCCTCCACGGACACCTCGATTTACCGGTCCGGTACCGGGGCCCTCACCCTCGACGCGGACATCACCATCACCGGAGTCGTCACCCTCTCCGGCGGCACCACCATCCAAAGATGCGTCTGGAAAACCGCTGACGAGACCATCAACAACAGCATCGCGCTGCAGGACGACGACGACCTCGCCCTCACGGTCGTCGAGAGCACGGTGTACACCCTGGACGCAATGATCATCAATTCGGCGAGTACGACCTCGGACATCCAGTTGGCGTTCACCGGTCCCGCCGGTGCTTCCCTGGACTGGGTACCCCGGGGTCTGTCGACCCTCGCGGCCGCGACCGTCGGGGAGGTCACGCTCGCAGCATCCGTCATCGGAGATGCCGGAGCCCTCGTCACCGGCACCGCCGGCGTCGGCACGAAAACAACGACTCTGGTCACTGGTCTGCTCAGGGTCGGGGCTACCGCGGGGACTCTCCAGCTGCGGTGGGCACAGGGCACCGTAGACGCGACGGACTGCGTCGTGCACGAGGGCTCCTACATGGTGCTGCGGCAGGTGTCCTGATGGCCGACTCAGGATGGGGGACCCTCAGAGGGATCCTGGAGGAAGCTCGGTCTCTGCAGGCCGAGGAGGACGCCCGGGAGCGTGACCCCGTGGACTGCCCGCACTGCGGTACCCCCCTGCGCGACGGCGGCCCAGACGGCACGACCAGGTACTGCCCGTTCGACGGGTGGCGATCACGATGATCCGGTCCCGTAGGATCCGGTCATGACCACGTCCCGTCCCTGGTACGCGACCCGGGGCATGGTCATCCACGCGCTCGACACCACTCCCACCCCTCGCCTGGCCGCTGCGATCGACCGGGCCCTGACCGCAGCCTCGACCATCGTCGAAGAACGCGCCGGTGGAAGATTCTTCTATCCCTGGTGGAGTACCCGGTCGTGGGACTGGCCGGATGCCGAGGCCTACACGGGGCGCCGTCTCCACCTGTGGTCGGCTCCTCTCACCCAGGTCACTGCGATCACCGTCGGCGGTACTGTCCTCGCGGCGGGTTCGTACCATCTGCGACCCGTCAGCGGGCCGCCGTACGATACCGTCCTGCTCGACCAGGACACGCTGCCCGGCTACTGGTCGACCAACCCCACCACCGGTGTCGAGGACGCGGTCACGATCGAGGGCCTGTGGGGACACGGAGCAGACAAGACAACCCCCGCGGGGGCACTCACTGCTGCCGGGATCACGGACAGCGCTACCACCCTGCTCCTGGGCGCCGTGTCCCAGCCGCTCCGGGCCGACGTCGGGGGCATCCTCGAGATCGAGGACGAGATCGTCCTGGTCACCGAGGCGTCCTGGGTTGATACGACCATCGATGTGGGGGTCGGGGGCCTGGCAGCGTCCGTCCAGGCCACGGTCTTGCCTGTGACGTCCACGACGGGCCTGTCCCCCGGCCAGTGGATCATCGTCGGGGGCGAGAAGCTCCTGGTCGTCGATGTCCTGGGGGCGGCGAGTCTGCTGGTGGCCCGGGCCCAGCACGGCACGGTTCTGGCCTCGCACGCTGGTGGTGACGCCGTCCTGGCGCCGTGGTCGCTGACGGTAGAGCGCGGTTTGCTCGGGACTACCGCTGTGGCGCATGCCGCGTCCACGCCGGTCTCGGCGCACACTCCCCCGGGCCTGGTCGAGCAGGCCACTATCGCGTCCGCGATCGCGCAGGTCCTGGACCAGACTGCCGGTTACGCCTCCCCAGCGGGCCCGTCCGGGGGCGCCCAGAAAGCCGGCGTCACCGGGGCTGGGGCAGGTTACCTCCTGGACCTGGTTACCTCCACGTACGCCCTGTCCACGCGGAGGGGGGCGATCTGATGGAGATCAGTGTCGACGTCGACCCCTCGGGGGCCTTGCTGTCGGGAGTGGCGCGTCGGGTTCTCGATGAGGCCCTGTCCTATGCCCTGACCCAGGCCGGACAGGAGGCCTCCGAGCGGATCCACCGGATCCTGGATGAGCGGATTGTTCATCCGACGCCGTACTACGAGACCCAGATCACGACCGATGTTGCTCCCGGGCATGTTCGGATCCATGACCGGGGCGTGTCCTACGGTCCTTGGCTTGAGGGGATCTCTCCGGAGAACGCCCGGTCGCGGTTCAAGGGCTACCGGGCGTTCGGGTCGACCCTGGATTACCTGGTGGAGTCGAACAGGGCTCAGGTCATAGTCCAGCAGGCCCTGGACCGGTACCTCGCCCGGATCGGAGGCCACTGATGGTGTCGTACCAGGTCCTGCGGGACACGGTGGAGTCGCATCTGCTCGCTACCGGGCTGTTTGCGTCGGTGAATGGGCATCAGCCGTTGGCGGCGCCGTCGGGGCCGGTGACGGCCAGTGTGTGGGCCGGTCCGATCGACACCGTCCGGGCCGCTTCTGGGCTGTCGACGGTGAAGTTGCGCCTGATCCTGTATGTCACGCTGTACGTGCCTTTGACCGATCCGCTGGATGAGGTCGAGGTCCTGGTCGTGGATGACAGCGTGGCCGTGATGGAGCTGATGTGTGGTGATTTCGAGCTGGGGGGGGCGGCGGAGATGGTGGATCTGCTGGGGGCGTACGGGCAGCAGGTCGGCTCCCAGTTGGGGTACGTGCGGATCGGGGATGGTGACTATCGGACGTCGACGGTCACGATCCCGGTGATCCTCGCGGAGGCCAGTGACGTGACGGAAACACCCTGAGGAGGCACTATGGCCAAGCAGTCCGGGCTCGGGGACGCCTTATACGCGGCAGGGTACGACCTGTCCGGTGACTCCAACAGCGTCGAGATCTCCTCGACGATGGACACGATCGATGTCACTGGGCTCCCGTCCTCCGCCATGGAGCGAACCGACGGACACCGGGACTCCAAGATCGGCTGGAAAGCTTTCTGGAACCCGACCGGGGCCCACCCGGTTCTGAGTGCGCTTCCCACCGCGCAGACTCTCGCCACCTACTGCCGGAGCACGGTCCTCGGCGCCCCCGCGTTCTCCCACTGCTGCAAGCAGCTCGGGTACGACCCGTCCCGGGGGAGTGACGGGACCCTGACCATGGCCGTGGAAACCGTCGGGGACCAGTACGCGGGAGAGTGGGGTGTCCAGCTCACTCCCGGGGTCAGGGTGGATACCGCTGCCACGGACGGCGCCACCGTCGACGACATCGGAGCAGCCGGGGGCTCCCTCGGGGCCCAGGCGTATCTCCACGTGATGGCGTGCACAGCAGTGGACTGCACGATCACCGTGCAGGACTCCCCCGATGACTCCACGTGGGCTGATCTGATCGTGTTCACGTCGGTGGCGACGGGGTCGGCGCCGACGTGGGAGCGGGCCGTGACCGGTCCGACCGAGGACGTCGACCGGTACCTGAGAGTAATCACGTCCACGACGGGGGGCCTGACCAGCGTCAGCTTCGCGGTGATGGTGGTCAGAAACCTCACGGCCACGGCCTTCTGATGATGGGCCGAGGATTCGATCTTTCCCGGTACTACCAGGTGTTCTCGCTGCGTCAGCCGGTCGGAGATCAGTTCAGAATCGTGGACTGCGAGGCGTTCGGGTGCCGATGGTGGCGAGACGGGTTCAAGGTCCGGGTGGATCTGGCGACCAGGATCGGGCAGGAGCGGGCCGTGTACCTGCGGTCGGGAGTACACCGACGCCGATACAGCGAAGACCGTGATCCTGCTTTCCCCACGATCGTGATGTTCCGGTTCCCAGCAGGCACCCCGTGCTTCGAGCAGCACCGGGTCCTGCTGGAGCGGCCTTGTTTCCATCTCATCCGGTCTGGTCTGCCGGGGCGTCCCCAGGGGCCAGTCCGCCAGGTCGGACCCGGGCAATGGCAGGAGGAGCACGCCGAGAACCAGATCAAATTATTGGCCCGACAACAGCAAGGATGGTGAATCATGGCAAAAACCTCTGGCCTCGGATGGACAACCCTCTCGATCGATGACTCAGCCGGGGCACCACAGGCCCTGAAGAATGATTTCCTGTCGTTGGATGTCTCGACGCCGCGGGCCACGTTCGATGTAACTGGCCTGGACAAGTATGCGATGGAGCGGCTCTTGGGACTCGCAGACGCCACTGTGGGCGGGGAGCTGGCGTTCAATCCGGCGGCGACCATGGGGCATGCCGTTTTCAGGACGATGTCTTCGACATCGGTCCCACGGACCGTGTCGCTGGAGCACTCCTCGCAGACCCTGCCGATGGAGATGCTGATCACCACGTACGACCTGTCCCGGGGGAGTGACGGGAAATTGACGTCGAAGGTGGAGCTTGTGCTTCAGGATGGGACGGCGCCGACGTGGGGTCCCTGATGGCCGAGGATCAGACGCCCCCGCCCGGGCGGTGGACCAGACGCAGCCCCGTCAAGGCCCTGCAGTTTGCTGATGGCGACCTGGCCGGGCTCGTCATCCGGGTCCGCGTCATGGCCGTCGGAGCCCTCCAGGAGCTCCTGACCAAGCTAGACGAATTGTCCAACGTGGAGTCAATGCCCTACATCGCCCGATCTCTGGCCGATCACCTGATCGGCTGGAACATCGACGACGAGGACGGCAACCCCGTCCCAGCGACCTACGAGGGCATCCTGTCCCTCGCCCCGGCCGAGCTGGGCAAAATAGGCCATGTCTGGATGAAGTCCCTAGCAGGGGCCGTGCCGGTGGACTCCCCTTTGGACGACAGCTCGCCGAGTGGCGTGCCCTCGGCGGGCGAGGAACCCGAACTGCCGATGGAGAGCCTCTGACCCTTCCCCCCGGCGTGGCCATGGCCCGGACCATCCTGGCGCTGGCCGAGAGGTTCGGGCAGCTGCCCTCGACGATCGCCGCGGAACCCGCCGACGAGCTCCTCCCGCTCCTGGAGCTGGAGCGGCTCTCGACCATCCCCCCTGACGACGGCGGTGAGACAGCGTGGCCTCCGAGGTAGAGATCGTCATCACCGGGCAGGACCGGTCCGGGCCTGCCTGGGAGAGCCTCCGGCAGGAGGCACAGCAGACCATCCGTGGCCTGGTCTCTTCCATCCGGCAGGGCACCGAGCAGATCGACGATGACCTGGGGAAGGTCGCGAATGATCTTTCCTCTGGGCTGTCGGACTCGGCGGCGGCCGGGATCGCCGGGATGCGCCCAGCCATCGACAAGGGCCTCAACAACATCACTGCGGACTTCGCCGAGGCCGGGCAAGAGGCCGGGAAGATCCTGGCCGATCACCTGCGGTCCGGGGCCGCTGGAGTGGAGCAGGAGGCCGAGAAGGCCGGGAAGCGCGCTGGGGATGCCCTCGTCGGTGGCATCTCCGGCGAGGTCCGTAGAGGCGGCTCAGAGATCGGATCGGCCACCGACCGGTCCCTGAGCGGCGTCGTCGGAGCCGCCGACGACGCCGGGAAGAAAGCCGGCAACAAGCTTCAGGACGGTCTGAAGGCTGGGGCGGTGGCTGCCGGGGCCGCTGCCGGGGCCGCCCTGATCACGGCCCTGGACACCTCGGCCGTCCAAACGAGGCTCGCTGCGAGCCTGGGGGCTGAGGGGGACTGGGCCGCCGATCTCGGGAGAATCACCGGCGAGGTGTACTCCCGGGGCGTGGTGTCCTCGGTCGAGGAAGCGGGCCAGGCCGTCCAGGCCGTCTGGCGAACCGGCCTGATCCCAGAGGACTCTACGAATGCAGCGTTGGAGTCGATTTCGGCGAAGGTCGCTGATCTTGGGACGGTTTTCGGTGAGGATCTGACGCCCCTGGCCGCGGCCGCCGCGAAGATGGTGAAAACGGGGCTGGCCGAGGACGGTGCGCAGGCCCTCGACATCCTGACCGTCGGCCTCGAAGGCTCAGCGAACGTCGCCGGGGACCTGGTGGATACTTTCACCGAGTACCCGACCCAGTTCCGTAAGTTGGGTTTGACCGGTGGACAGGCTCTGAAGCTGATCCAGCAGGCCCTACGGGGTGGAGCACGAGACTCCGACATCGCCGCCGACGCCCTCAAGGAATTCTCGATCCAGGCCATGACCTCGATCTCCGAGGTCGACTCTAAAGGCGGTACCAAGCTCACGGCTGTCGGACAAGCCTTCAAGGATGTTGGTTTGGATGGTGCCCAGGCTCAGGCCGAGCTCGCGAAGGGCGGAGTCCACGCGTCCACCGTCCTGGGGAAGGTCCTCGACGGCCTGCGTGGCATCAAGGACCCCGTCGATCGGTCCCAAACGGCGGTCGCCCTGTTCGGTACCCAGGCCGAGGATCTCGGGGACGCCCTGTACGCGATGGACCTGGACAGCACCACACAGGGCCTGGGACGAATGGCCGGAGCAGCGGACCGCGTCGGGAAGACGATGGAATCCTCGGCCTCGGCGCAGGTCACAAAATTCCGTCGGGAAGCCGAGCAGATGCTCACCAATGTTGCCGGCGGTTTCCTGAAATTTGCGGCGGACAATTCGGCGGTCATGGGGCCGCTGATCGCTGCGATCGGCGGTATCACCATGGCCCTCCTAGGCGCCGCGGCCGCGATGGCCGTCTTCAACATGGTGACCGCTATGAACCCGATCGTCCTGGTGGTGGCGCTCGTGGTGGCGGCTGTGGCTGGGCTCGTCGCGGCCCTGATGTACCTGTGGCAGACCAACGACGCTCTCCGGGAAGCTGTCACCGCGGGATGGTCGGCGATCGGCTCCGCCATCTCGTCCACTGTGGGAGCCATCGGCCCGGACCTGGCCAGCGTCGGCGCCTGGTTCATGCGGCTCCCGGGCCTGATCTCCGAGAACGCCGGGAGGATCCCGGGGATCGTGAGCTCGGCGTTCTCGCAGATGGCGAATCTGGCCGCGTACTGGACCGGGTACGCGGTCGGCTGGACCG